CGATCTGATATCTTCTTTATCATCTTCGTACAGGGACAGGGCTTCTTCTTCGGAAATGTGCAACTTTTCCATATAAGTTTTGATTTGCTCTGCTTTTGTCATAGTGTAAACCGCCTTTCTTATTATGGTTACAGTATATCACATTTCTTTGCTCTTGTCAACACCTTTTTTGCGGTGGGGGAGAAAAATCTCCCCCTGCCTCGATTAGGCTACTGCAAAATAGGATTTCTTCTTTTCGATGGTCTTGACAACAACACCGTCGTCTCTCAGACCTCTGAGAAGTGCGGACACTTTCTGGTTAGAGAGAGCACCCAGTTCTTCATTCTTTGCCATTACCTCGGAAACGGTAGACGGCTTGCCGAGTGCGTTCAGAACATCGACCACAATACCCTGCAACCGTGCGTTCTCCTCTGCCTTAGCCTGATCAGCCTTGGACTTCGTTGCGGTTTTCTTGTCGAGGACGGCGATCCTGCCCTTAGCAAACTCCACGATATCCTCACGACCGTTCGCCTCTGCCAGTGCGATAACCTCTCCAAACATTTCCTTGATAGTTGCCTTTCCATTCACATTTGCCATAGTATAATACCTACCTTTCTTTTTTTAAAATATTGTTTTTTGTTTTCTATGTTAATATTATAACATATTCTTTTTTGTTTGTCAAGTATTTTTTTTATTTTTTTATTTACTTGACTTTTTTGTTTTTCCTTTATCTTATGTATTTATTATATCATATTTTTTATAAGTTGTCAAGAAGTTTTTTCAAAAAATTTGCAACTTCTTTGAGGTGCGGTTTTGGCTATGTTTCTGTCGTCCACGCGATTGTTTCTGTACTACCACCGCAACAGGCACCGACTTCTTGACTTCTTATATACTTATTATATCATAAGATTTTAGGATTGTCAACAACTTTTTGAGAAAACTTAAAGGGTTTTTACTATTGCTACTGATTCTCTTTCTTCGCCACTTGTTGCCCTTAGAGTGTTTATCCTTTCCTTTATCTTATGTATAAATTATAACAAAATTTTTTTGATTTTGCAAGTATTTTTTCTTAAAAAAATGCACAAATTATGGGATAAAAATTTGTGCAAAATTTTTTGAATTTTTACTTGACAAAATGTGCGGGCGGTGGTATAATAGAAAAATTCGCGTTTTCGCGAGCGAAAACGCCCCGCCAAAAGAAAAAAGAGAGGGTTTACCTCTCTTTATCTGCCTTTAGGATCGTCGGCATAGTGTCAATGTGCCCTACACTTACCGCGATATCAAATCCCGTATCATAATTCTGCTGACGTAGCACATCGGCGTCGATCAAACGTCCGTGACCTTTAGGGAGCGGTGTTCCGCTCATTATCTTATCAAGTATATTAAATGGAATATGACCATCTTTCATTAGTTGATAGTCTTTTTCTGATATTCTGATTACTAATTCCATATCCGCCATTTTTTATACCTCTCTTTCTTCTTTCCAACAAATATCTACAAATTGAGCAGCCCATTCCCATACTTCTTCTTCAATTTCTTCTTCGGTTACATAATCCGCAAATTCAAAAGTTGTCTCGTGTGTTGCTCCAGCGTAACCAAAACTTGCACTTGCGTGAATTTTTTTCATTTTTTATACCTCTTTTTCTCTTACATATTCTTCAAAAACCAATCTTCTAAAACAGGAGACCAATAATACATATTTCCACAACGACAGAATTTTTCTACTGTACATTCACATTTCCATTCTCTTATTGCTTTTATTGCAAATTTTTTTGCTTTTCTACTGGAAAAAGTATATCTATATCCCGTTACTACATTATCATATTCTCCTGTGGTTAAAACATTTACTCGATACATTTTTTATACCTCTCTTTCTTTTTTATAGGTTAATTATATCACTTAAACGCTTCCATGTCAAGTTCTTTATCAAGATTTTTTGCATAAAAATCGTGGAAAGCCCTTTCGCATTTTCTCCACATTTTTTTTACTTTCTTCGGGTGTTTTTTCATATAGTTTACCGCCCATTGAGTCGCCATAATCTCATCGGGGAGATTGAAATATTGATTATGCAAGCAGACAGTTTCTTCCTCGTCAGCAAAAGACAACTCATCTGCAATCCTGTCTTTTTCACTTAAGCAAAACTCCAAAATATCATCTTGGATACAGTCGTTTGCTTTATGGTGTCCTACCTCATGCAGGAGAAAGAACACAAAAGGAAAATCACATTTATAATCAAAACGATTTTTCACAAAGTCAATCAAGCACCTGTCGCCTACGGTATCTTCGATCAGAGGAAAAAGTACACTGGCGTTACTAAAGAAGTAACAAGCTTCACTTGTGCCACTGCAAACCGCCTTGCTGATACCAAAAGGTTTGAGTTGTGCGGAAATCGCTTTATTGAGTTTCTTTAATCCTTTTACCTTAGCCATTGTTTTTTACCTCTTTCTTTTTTATATATTTATTATATCATATTTTCAAAAATTGTCAAGATCTTTTTTTATTTTATGCCGGAAATCTTTTCTGGTTTTTCTTTTCCACCAAGCCCAGCCCTCTGGGTGATTGTCTGCGGATTTGACCCAGCGCTTTACAAAATTATCTTGAAAAATCATTTTTTTCTGGGGATTGCCTTTTCTCATTGTTTTCCCCTCCTTTTTGAATATAGTATATTAAATTATGGGATAGAATACAATAGACAAATTGCACAAAAAACGATCTAAAAATTTGGTAATTCTGCCTATTGACGAAAATTTGGGCCAGCGCGAGCGCTGAACGGCCCACCAAAAATACGGGTGTTATTTTATTGAGTAGAAAGAGAGGCGGTTTTTCAACCGCCTACTTTTTAATTACATCTCACGATTTTGGCGAAAGCCTGCACCACGTCAATCCAAATGTCATCGTCTTCCGCATACTCTGCAAGCATTTCTTCGGTAACCTCATCGGGAAGCCCATTCCGATTCCAGTAGTCAAGTAAATCTTCATCACCGAGGTCATGCACATAAGCGTTCATACCGCCCATAATGTTCATTCTTAACTGTTTAATTTCTTCATTCATTTTTTGTTACCTCTCTTTCATTTTCTATAATTATTATAACATATTTTTTATTATTTGTCAACAATCATTCTTCTTCCCAAGTCACATAATTTTTTAACGCAAACTCCGCAAGTTCTTTCGCGTAAAAAGGGAAAGTCAACTTACTGGCACATTCCAAGATCCATTGAAAAACTTGGTGTTTTTCGTCTATCCATGGGACTTTTTTAAAATCTGAAAAATAGAATGTGCTGTCTGGGTGTTTTGTAGATGACCCCCATAATTCAAGCGCCAGATCCTTGTTGTTATTCCCATTTTCATCTACTCTTATATATTCACGAATTTTAATCATTTTTGTTTTCCCTCACTTTCGCCACGAGATAGGTATACTTTTCAAGGTCTCGAACCGTCCACCGCCTAAAGTTACAGATTTTTTCTGTGCCCTGCTTTATTAACTTCTTGCGGTCGGTGGGAGATTCCAAATCGAAGCCTGCCGCAGAACGGATAATGCAAGCAACAGGACGATATTTGCCATTCTTTGCGAATAAAGTTACTTGATATTCTCTCATCATGGTATTTACCTCTCTTTCTATAAATACTATAACACGCTTCCTCCTGTTTGTCAATACTTTTTTATAAAAAAATTGCATTGATCTAACAGGCTCCCTACACGATAGGCAATAACTTTCTTTTGAATTATTTGACTTGCCTGTTGTATATTTCTGATTGGCTTTTTATGCCTTATCTTGATCCATTCGCCATTTTCTGTTAATACTTGATAAGCAGTTGTCATAGTCATTACCTCTCTTTCTATAAATACTATAACATATTTTCTTGTGTTTGTCAAGTATTTTTTAAATTTTTGGCAGCTGCCCTGCCTTGTTAAATTTCTAACAAGGCAAGCAACTCATCAATGATATTCTTATTTGCGTCAATGGTCTTTCCAAGTGTCCACCCATCACGTACTTTTTTGTTATCATCGACCAAAACCTGGAAACCGCCGATTTTTCTAGTGCAGTTTGCTTTTGTAGTGCCATACTTTACGAGATGGATTTCGTCATAAGGGAAACCGTTTTCCGCAAGCCAGTCGAGTTTTGCTTTTCTTACTCTCTTGTCATAGTCAGCACTGCTGTTTTTTGCTAACCAAGTGGTCACCACGATTCTCCAACCCAGTTTCCGCAGAACATCGAGCAAAGTGCTTAAAACGAACATATCATACATAGGTTTTGCTACGCAATAGGGTGTTTCATCTTCATTTCTAAGCATTTCAAGCCACCCATCTACGCCGTACAGATCTGCGATTGTGCCGTCCATATCGAATACCAAAGTTTTGTTTTCCATCTTGTTTACCTCTCTTTCCTCTTTCTGATTATACTATATCACTTTCGGGAGCGGATTGCAATATACAAAATGCACAAAATTGCCGTGAAAAATTTGTACAAGTTGCCTATTGACAAAAATGCGGGCCTGCTTGCGCGTGCGCGGCCCGCCAAAACAACACTTGTTATTTAATTGGGTGAAAAAGCAGGCGGAATTAAATCCGCCTGTTATTTAATCATCTTGATACTTAATGTCCATAGTTCCTTTTCCATCAGTAAAATATGCTCTAGGGGCGCGCATCCAGATAACATTCATTATTTCAAACAGATCTCCAGGATTTTCTTCAAAATCAAATCCAAGATCTTCTTCCATCGTTTCCATGAATTCTGAAATAACTTTTCGTTCCTGTTCAGTTATCGTTAAAGTTTTTTTAAAATCACCTATCATTTTTTTATTCCTCCTTTTCTTTAATCTTGATAATAGATATCCAGAGATCCCCTGTCATCGAGGAACCATGCTCTAGGATTTTTTGCAGAAATAGCACACATTACTCCAACCAGATCTTCGGGCTCTTCCAAAGTAAATCCAAGACCTTTCTCCATTGTTGTTAGAAAATCTGAAATAAATTTCTGTTCTTCTTTGGTTACTGTTAAAGTTCTTCTAAAATTCCATTCCATTTTCTATACCTCTCTTTCTTTTTTATAAGTTAATTATATCATGTTATTTATGAATTGTCAACCTCTTTTTTAATTTTTTCTGCTATACTTTTATAGATCGGAATATCTGCAAAATATACTAATTGACGTATCAGTTCTTCCACTTCTTCCCCAGAAAAACAATCTGTAATCAACTTCCCCTCAACCCAGAATTCGTATTGTTCTTCATTTTTTACAAAATAAAAATTTTTCATTTTTTTACTCCTCCTTTTCTTCTTCCACACAATCAACCTCAATCTCGCCACAGCCTACCTCATTACTCCTATCGCCAGCCCAAAACTGTTTGAGTGCTTCTTCTTTGGTTTCCGCTTCGATACATACCGATGTAGAGTAATCAATCCAAAATCTAGCCATTTTTTTATACCTCTCTTTCTTTTTTATAGGTTAATTATAATACTTTTCGCACTCCCTGTCAAGTATTTTTTGAAAATCTTTTTTACTTTTTGCGCGGGACTGGTGCTTGGGCGTATCGAACATACGTTCTCCCGTATTAAAACCATTCATCTTCCGCATTTCTTTTTGCTTTTGTTTCCAAGCTTTCTTGGTCATGGATTTTTTATCGTACATTTTCTAATTCCTCTAACTTTCTTCTGTATTCTGTATATAAACTATCAATTTCTTCAAAGGGTATATAACTTGCCCCCTGTATAAACAAAGTAACACCTAAACATCTTTGAAGTGTATTATTTACAATTTCTTTTGGTGTGGCATACTTATATTCACAAGCAATACAAGCGTCAATATATTCCATTTCAAAGTAATCTCTTATTTTATCTAACATTTCTGTTTTCCTCTCTTTCTGTAATTATAATACCCCATTTGGGAAACAATAGCAATATACAAATTGCACAAATATCCAGCGAAAAATTTGTGGATCTTGTCTATTGACAAAAATTCGGGCAAGCTTGGCCGTAGGCCGCCCGCCAAAAAAGCAGGTGTTATTTAATCGGGGTGAGAAATGGGGCTGTGTAATTAAGTGGCGAGCGTTTGTCAAGGGGTTTGCCCGACCCGCAAGTCAAACGGGGCAACTCATCTACCACTTAATTACACAACCCCACTTCTGTGAGGAGGAGATTCAGACTCTAACTCTCTGCGCCCACTGCTTTGGAGCGCAGTGCGCTTTTTCGGGGATATTCTCAAGAACCTCGGATACATTCCAACCGCCAGCCTTGAGTTCAGCCGCCTCTACCATTGAAACGGTCTTTACAACAGAACCATCTTTCTTGCACTCATAAACCAATTTTCTCATTTTTGCTACCTCTCTTTCTTTTTCTTTATATATTTATTATAACATATTTTTTAAAAGTTGTCAATTATTTTTTTAAAAATATCTTGAAAAGGATCAAGCCCAGAGTAATTGCCAAGCAAGCGCAATCTTTGATTTTATCTGCGGCAGGTCTGCGCAGTTTGAAGTTGCGGTAAACCGCCATACAGTTTGCCGTCAGATAAACCATCTGACCGAGGAAGAAATTTGCTCCCACGGTACATTGACCTACGATAAGGAGTACCAACACCGCATACTGTAAATTTTCAAAAAATTCTCTTTTCATTTTTAAAACCTCTCTTTCGTTTGTTTCTATAATTATTATATCACTTTTAGGGGAGTTGTCAAGCATTTTTTAAAAAATTTTTAGGGGCAGCTGCCAGAACGGGCGTTCGGTTTTCCTTTTATCGGAAAACCTCGCGCAAAGTTAATTCTTTTCTTTTTCGTTGGGGCAGTCTCCAACAACTTGTATTGATTGTTTTGTCAAGTTTTTTGTGTGTACGGTAACAACTTGCCATTATTGCGACTTCAATTTCCACATCTTCCAAACCAGTATGACTTTCTGTAAAATCGACCTCGTTAGTCAAGAATTTATAAGCACTTTCCGCACTTGTCAAAACATTGTCCGCATTACTAACCAAACCATTCTTTACCGCAAAGTCGATATAAGTTTTGGTGTTTAAAATCGTAGTGCAAGCCATATTCCAGATACAGAAAAACTCTGTACCAAAAGGGAAGAACCATCTGAAACGGCTTTTTGTAACGTATCTTACTAAGTTGTTTAAAGCCCTTTTGTCAAAAGCCATATTATACGCACCGACCTTTTTAATATTGTATTTTTTCATATCATCATAGACAGTTTTTTTAATATTAAAAAAGGTTTTTAATTCACGTTTGCCATTTTTAATATCTTCCCAGTAGGTAGGGATTTTTTCTGCGTAGTATGCGGATTTCATGGTTTCTTTTAAATCCAAGAAGATTTCCGCAACAACGAAAGACCGCTTAAGATAGACTTCTCCATGCCTATCACAAATTGCATAACCGATGTCATAGGGCAAAGGCTGTTCAATAGAGTTGCAAGTTTCAGTGTCAACAACAAGGAACATTTCTTTTTTTCTCAAAATTAAGACCTCTCTTTCTTTAACTATAACTATAATACTACTTTCTTTTGGTCTTGTCAACTAAAAAAGTGCACAAATTTCGGGATTAAATTTTGTGCACTTTTTTTGAAAAAAACACTTGACAAAAAGCCGACCTCATGGTATAATGGAAATTTCGGCCCTGCTTGCGCGTGCGCGGGCCGCCAAAAAACAAATGTTATTTAATTTCATATGGGATTAGATATAAAATCTAACCCCATTTTCATCTCTTAAAATTTTCTGAATATAGCAGTTGGACAGAGAATAGATTGTGCCGACAATTTCATAGGTCACAATGCTTTTTACATAATATTTATATTTATTATGCGCCGCCTTTTTCATGTATTCTTTAATAGTGATCATTTTTTTTCTTTTTCCTCCTCTCTTGGTGCGGACTGGGGTTTTATTTCCCCAGCCTATTCTTTAATGTTTTATCGTAGCACATTCTTGCGTGTAGATACTTAACTTGTACTTCTTTACCGCCTAAAGTGATATCACCTGCCACGTCAAAAGGTACGCTGTCTTTGCCTCTGAACACCTGTCCATTTTTTTCATATACCATTTTTTCAAACATAACGCCCCTGTTGTAGTCACCATTTTCTAATTCTTCCAAAGTGCCCATAAGGACAGCTCCTTTTTTGAGCAGCTCCTGTCTTTTCTTCATTGATTTAACATTGACATATAAGCCATAGCCGCCGCCCGCACTTGAACACTCTTTCTGAACGCACATATAACGTCTAGGGATTTTGTTCATATATGCACCATAGATCAGCCCGCCCATTTCAAACCCGATAATATAAGCGTCTGCCGCGGTGAGTGCTTCATACTGTTTTCTCATTCTATCTAATCTATACATTTTGATTACCTCTCTTTCCTTGATTCTATAATCATTATACATCAGCTATTGTTATTTGTCAACCCTTAATCTTCATAAGATAAATCCTGCACGTATGCAAAAGATCCATCCTCATCGAAGCAGAAAACCCAGTCTCCACCAAAAGAGTCATAGACTTCAATGTCGCCATCTTCGTCTATTTCATAATCCTCGAGACCCAGAGACTGAAGAAAAGCTATAATTTCTGCTACTGAAAAACCAACTAATTCTGCTACCATTGCGTCACTAATCATTTCTGCTAAAAACATTTTGAATACCTCTCTTTCTTTACTATGTATTTATTATACATCAGCTATTGCTTTTTGTCAACTACTTTTTTAAAATAAATCTTCGGAAAAGTGCAATAGGCAGAACCACAGGCCAAAATAAATTTCCTATTAACTCTTCAAAGTCTGATAAAAAGGAGCCACAGGCAATACAAATGAAGTTCATTACATGAGCGCCTACTAATAAAATAAGAATAATTACAAGAATAGTCATTTTTATTACCTCTTTTCTTTTGTTTCTTGTGAGGGTAGCGAGGGCTTATTTCTGACTCTCAACGGCTTTGTCAAGTCATTGAAAACCCTACTTGCGATCTCGCCATTGCCTCACCTCTTGATTATAGTATAACATAAGGGTCGAGGTTTGTCAACCCTTATTTTGCAAAGATTTTTCAACCTCTGCAATTTTGGCGGTTAATTCGCTCCACAAAGGAGACTTGCCAAACTTTTTAATATATTCATCATACCACTTATCAACGATCTTCTGGACTTCCTTATTCATGTTAACTACCTCTCTTTCCTCTTTCTGATTATAATATATCATATTATTTATAAGAAATCAATATACAAATTGCACAAAATTCGGGATCAAGATTTGTATAATTTTTTTCAAAAAAACACTTGACAAATTTTGCAAGATCTGGTATAATGGAAAACTCGGCGCTCGCACGAGTGAAAGGAGTCGTGTTCGCGCCGCCGAAAAATAACAGATATTTTTTAATTAAATAAAAAAAAGGAAGCGCTTAAAGCACTTCCTTAGATTCTTCATCAGCCAGCAGCTTGCCATTTCTGACGGCTTTTCGTAAATCAAGCAATACGCCAAGATTGATTGTGTTTTCTCCCGTCAGCATAAGGTCATCATAATCTTCCTTAGACATTTCAATTACCAACTTTACATTTTCCATTTTTTGTTACCTCTCTTTCTTTATCTTATATATTTATTATACATCAATTTTGCTGTTTTGTCAAGCGGATTTTATACCAAATCCGCAAGACATCTCTCTACAAAAGCCAGATCTTCTTCCCTTGCTTGAATGGTGATCTTTGAGTAATCCATTTCAATATACTCTCTTGTAATGAAGCAAGGAATTGCGCTGTTTATTGTCTCAATAGCTTCATCTAAGTTTGCTCCATTTTCTACAAAGTAAATCTTTTCTACCATTTCATTGTCCTCTCTTTCTTTATCTTATGTATTTATTATACATCAGCTTTGCTATTTTGTCAAGTGTTTATTTTGTGTAGAAAGAGTTTTTAAACTCTTTCTACAATCAAACCAAGTTCATTTTCCAGAACAGAGACTTCTGTCGGTCCAAGTTCTACCTTGTCGGTGTAAACCGCCTTGCCATCTACTACGTAAGTAATTTTGTAAGTTGCTACCATTTTTGTTTTCCTCTCTTTCTTTATCTTATGTATTTATTATAACAGCTTTCTCTTGTTTTGTCAACACCTTTTTTTATTATTTTTTGTAATAACAGATTTCAACACAATAAGCTGTATCAGCGACTCTGTAACCACACCCGCAGTTTTTTACATAAGGCTTGCTGCTGATATTGTTAAAATATGCTAACATAGCTTTTTTATCATTACCGAAGTTTTTTATTGTTAAAAGTCCTCTTTTGTAAGTTGTCATTGTATTGATCTCCTTTTTCTTTATCTTATGTATTTATTATACATTAGCTGTCGCTTTTTGTCAACACCTTTTTACATTTTTTTAAAGAAACAGAGGTTATTTTATTGCTGATCTTTTTGTTGAATTATTACTTAACAGTTTCGCTGAAAAACCAACAATTAGCAAAATCCATCGAAAAAGTTTCGCAACGTATGCCAAATGGCAAAAACGGCACGCATTGGTCGCGCGCGTGCCGAGGATCTATTTATTGCTATTTGATAATAGTCAATACTTTTTATTATATTTTATTAGTTGTGTATTAAACATAACAACTATTTATCTTATTTGTAATATCAACATATTATTATATAATCATCATTGCTGTGCTCTTGTTATTACTCAATTATTATACAATAATATATAATAGTTTATTGTATTATGATATATTATTATAAAAATATATTTGTATAAATATTAATAATAATATTTTATTGTTTTATTTATATTATCTATTTATTATTGATTGTATTGTTGTTATGTTATGTTTTATCTTTGTTGTGTCTTTTTGTTTGTTTTAGTCTTTTGTACCAGCGTGTTGTTTGATTGATCGGTTTTCTAAAAAACATCAATCTACACAACGTTTCTTTTTTTAGGTGGGGGTATATTTCGGGAAAAAAATTTTAAAAAAAATTGAAAAGGGTTTGGGCTCGTCCAAACTCTCTCCAAATCATTTTTTAGTTTCAAAAAACGAAAAACATGGGTATCTCAGTTTAAAAATCTGCACGTACCCATGTCTTATTCGTCTTCGCTATCCTCTTATTATACCATTTAGAAAAACCCTTTACATTCATTAGCCTAATGTATCCCTGCATCCATAAATAATTCCACCAATGCTCTGGTTCATTGATATCACAAAAGTCATAGATATATCCATTATTTTTATTATACCAAAAAACATGAGGGAGCCATTTCCTGCAATCATTTTGCCATGGATGAATCCAAATAAGCTTAACTCTATTCCCAAATTTTATTTTTCTTTTTAATGCTTCTACAATACAGTTAGAATAAAAAATTCTCATAATGCGGCGGTGCGGCTTCCGGATCCTTTAGCGGCGCCTTCCGCACTTCCTCCTTTGTATTTGTCAAGAATCTCAAGGACGTTTTTCTTGAAACTAGCCGCATCAATATATTTTCTATATGTTTCTGTACATCTCATCGTTGGTAGTTGTTCAATCTCAGCTCTTATATTACCAAGTAATTTATCACATTCCATTACTTCGTCTTCAGTGTAAACATTGACTCGGTCAATATCTACAATCTCATCCATGAATTTTTTGACATCATCACTGTATGTATATTTAGGATAAATGTCATAAACTCTTGTAATCGGTATTAAATTGCTCCTTTTCATCGTCACTCCTCCTTGCTTTCAGCCTTAAAATATTTACAGAACCATCCATGTAAACAAGCTATATTAAACCTTTTGATATTTCCAAATTGCTTGCATTTCCATGCTTTATTTCCTGTTAAACTTATATTTCTAAATCTGCAAGTATTACACGTTTTTATTCCTTATTCCTCGCTTTCTGTTTTCTCTATATCTTCTTTCCATGCGAATTTCATCAACAAGATATTTTAATCCCTCGAAGCAAAATGCTGATTCCATAGCATCTAATTCATCATCTGTAAACATATTAAATCTTGTCATTCTTCCACCTCGTTTTCCTTGTAGTATTCTACTCTTGTACCGTATCTATAATGATCCATATAATATTCTGCTGTTAATATATTGATTTCATGTACATCATCTATTCCCCAACACCATGCCATAAATGGTTCTTTCTTGTATTTGAAGTTGATAAGAATTTTAATTATTTTATTTATTAACTTCATTTTTTATCTTCCTTTTCCGCCTGTGATATTTGTTCAATAGGACACAATATATTACAAGTATAATCATCTCTGTTTATTATGCCTTTTGTAATAGAACAACAACAATCATTATCATTAAAATGACAATTATAACAATTTTTAGGTTTATTAAATCCCCTAATTACAACACTTATTCCCTTATCTTCACTTTCTACTCCATACTCGTCAATAATATTTAAACTATGTCTGTATGCATTTTCCATCTGTATATGTGCATACCTCTCGTTTAAATCTGCGACGCCCATTGCAATTTTAAATTGCTTATTTGCCGCCTGTTCTATCTTAGCTCTTATTTTATCAAGAATAGGATATTGTTCTAATGCCTCAAGAGCAGTTTTATATGTTTGCAGTTGTGGTTCTCGTTCTATCCATAAATTTAAGCATTTTATAGCGTTTTCTCGTTCTTCTCTTGTCATTTCTTATTACTCACTTTCTCCATTGTATAACATCGGAGTTCCATCTGGATTGACAAGCAAAGTAAAGGTACCAGTAGCATTGATGTGAGATATCACATACATTACTTTGGTATCTCTATGATACACAATATCATAAGGGCGGTATGGGTCTGCTGTCTGAATATAAACAAACATATTTTCTTCCTGAGAGTTAGTTTGAGAATTCTGAGAATTAGTTCTTACACAACACCCAGTCAGTAAAAACATAAATAAAATCATTATTAATAATCTTTTCATTATTTATTACTCACTTTCTGCCAATAATAATACTCGCTGTAATTGTCGTTGGCATCATATATTCTGCATCAATATCATAAATTATATGTTCTTTGATACTTTCAAATAAATCTTTTGCGGCGGCTTGTTTTGTCTGTTCAATATTTTCCTCATATTGATAAATATTTCCCGTACAACCAGGAATTACTCTTTTTGCTTTAAACTCTTGAAATGGTATTGTTGTATGTTGAACATTAAGTGGTTTATTATATAAGTCATATAATTCCTGCATACCAGAGTTATCCGCAATAATATTGTGCATTAAATTATTATCTGATTGAAGTTTGGCTATTTGCTTTTTTAAGCACTTTTTTGTCTGCCTTGCGTTCATTCCTTATCCTCACTATTCTAATGGAATATACTCTAAATTATCAGCAATACTTTTTGGATTGAACCAATTTGTCCATGGATTTTCTGTCCAGTATTTTGTGCTATATACCTTTTTATTCCATTCAGTTATATCAGCTATTACATCAGATTTAGAGACATCTTCATATTCTGATTTGACTATCTCATATCGTTTACATAATCCATCATAATCAATTTTATTTTGTTGAATAGTTTTATTGACAGTAGCATGAATTATAATAATTGCGCTTAATGATACAATTAATATTGCTGAACCAAATACAATTAGTATAGCTCCAATAGCAGCTAAGTCTAAGTCATGGCACTTATGCTCAATTATAATTCCTAAAACCAACATAATCGTAAATATAAATACTATAATCATTATAATTTCTCCTTATTTTTGTTATTATGTGCTTGACAATAAACCATTAAATAATCAGCTATTTCTTTGATTTCTTTAAGTTTAAACATATTACATACCATTTCTTCAAGTTCTTCTCCTACAAATGTTCTATATGCCGCTTTATCTAATGCACTTGCGGGCACCTTTCTAGTGCCATTAATTATCTTTTCTGCAACTCGCATAGGTGAATCAAAATCATTTATTTGTATCATACTTCCCCACTTTCTAACTTATCTGCTTCTATAATTGTTTCTAAATTATTAAGATAATCTAAACTGACCATTTCTATACATTCGCCATTTACCATTAAACCAATCACAGGAGTGTCAAAATCAATTTTATTCTTATCTATTTTACTTATATCAACCATTCTTGCGTTTCCTTTAGGAAGTAATGTACCTATGTCAACTATTTTTCCATGACCTTCAGGAAGCAAAATGCTGTTCTTAAAAGCTTCCAAGAGCATATTAATAGTTTCTAATTCATAAGTCCCACAAACTAAATTTGTATTAGTCATAAGATGCTCTTGAGTTTCCGCTTTTAACCTGTAAAAGAAATCTTGAAATTTATCATTTATATCTATTCCAAAACTTTCCTCTGGTATTTTAATTACCAACTCTATATCTGCCATTTATTTATCCTCACTTTTTTCACTTTTTTGTGGCGCAAACATATAACAATATCCATTTCCTTCATATACCGTTACGCGATTTATAGGACATTGACTTTCCGCACCATTACCTCTTCGATATACTCCATCTCTATCTTTCCACCATTTACAATCTTTACAATGCCCGATTTCTGGATGTGGCATAGCAGGTGGCAGCTGCAATATGTCTTTATAAAACGGTGTATACATAATTACATTTACTCCGTTTAATTCTATATGATTTGCAACAATTAAATCAATAACTGCTTGTTTATTTATTACTTCTTCATTTGTCATTTTTATTTTCACTTTCTCCTTTTATCTGCTCCAATACTTCTATAATCTGCGGAAAGTGTCTACCTGTCTTTGTTTTATACATTGATGCTTTGACAATTTGTGGAACTTTATGGTTTTTCATCAAAAGCGATAACATAACTTCATCTTTATAAGTGTCTATGCCTACTACGACACCTTTTGCTCCGGAATCACCGATGACCTCATCTCCAAGGTTTAACTCGAATTTTTTTTCTTTCTCAGTCCGCCTTATTTCATATTGTGGTTCTTTACCATCAATAAGATATTTTACATATCTCATACCATTACGCATACCCATGCTATAATCATCTTGTGAACCTGTTGCTTTAATGGCAAAGTCTATATCATTTATCAATTTTTCATTTCTGATCTGCTCTTGCTTTTTCTCATTTTCTGCCTTATAAGGTTTTGGCTGCGACATCCATGCTATTACATTTTGTGACTCCCAGCCAATATATTCTTCTGGATCATCAAAGATTTTTTTCGCATCTGATTCAGTTAAGTAATGGTCACTTCCTGTAAGATTAGTTCCGCCGAATGTGCACCAATAATCACCAGATTTTTCAGGTAATCTTTCACTTGCGGGAATCCATTTTGTCTGCTCTAAAGCTTGGATTGCCATTCGTAACCATTCCTTCTGTTCTCCCATGTTGCCCTTTTCATAAGTCAAATTACACTCATCACATTTATGGCTATTACACATTTCATTTTGACCACTTACATCACGTTCCAGGCATTTTAAACTAGCTTTTGCCATTTTAATTGCTTGCTCATTTGTCATTCTTTATTCTCGCTTTCCGCATCTTGAAATGCACTCAATATTTTCTTAATTTTATTACTTGCATATTCGATTTGCTTTTTTACTTGCTCTCTACCAATTTCAAGACCTTCATCAAAACCGTCTCTATAATCTTGATTATTTAGATATCTTTGTCTATCCATCATATTTTCCTTTATTTTTATTTTCTAATATAATTATAACAAATTTTTTTTTATTTGTCAAATAAAAGAACAAAAAACTTGACTTAGGAAAAAATTTTTGGTATAATTATATTAAAGGGTAGGAAAAAATTTTTCCTATATCTGAAAGGAGAAGATGAGATGGCAACAGAAAAAGGTAAAAATGCGGAAGATGGTTATATTAAAATGGATTATTCCTTAAATACCATTGAAGCAAGAAGAACAAAAGTAGAAGAAATTATCGCTAATACTCCTTCAGAAAAATTAACCCCTTTATATTTAGACAGATTAGCAAAATATTTATTAGATGTAACAATGGACAAAACAGAAAAGAAAAAATCTTATAATATATTAAATGATAATAGAATGATTTGGATAAACAAAAGAGAAATGTCATTTGAAGGGTTAATTGGTAAGCTTGAAAATGGAGAAGATGGTATTTATAATATGATAGCTAATGATAAAAATATTATCTTTACTCCTAAGCAAGAAGGTATTACTCAATCAGATATAAATAATATACCTGGAATGAAAGATTTAGTTGATGCGATAACAGAAGTTGAAAAACAAAAGAAAAATGCCCGCGGAAAACGAGCTTACTTAATTGGTCAGCAATTAAAAGAAATGCGACAAGACCAATATGTATTAAAAGGTGCATATAAAAAACCTATGTATATGATGAATTTAAAAAAGAGTTTATCTAAATTAGATTTGAGTGAAAAAGTATATTTAGATGAAAATGGAGAAGTAAAAAGTACAGGTTTAATAAATTTATATGATCCAAATCATATATCTATTCTCTTATGTAATTATTCTTTTTTAAAACAAGATACATGGGATAAATTTAATAGTGATACTAAATGGTTGTTATTAGATTTAGAAAATGTAATTGATAATGCTCTTGAAGAAAAATATCCTTTATATTATGATTTACTTATTTATAAAATAGATGGATTATCTAATTTACAAATTCAAGAAAAATTATTCGATAAATACGGAATAAAACATTCAGTTGAATATATATCTTCTTTATGGAGGAATAAAATTCCTAAGTTAATTGCGGAAGAGGCGGCAAACGAATGGCTTATCTGGCATTTTACTTATGAAGAAGATGGAAAATGGAAAAAATGCTCTCGGTGTGGACAAATTAAATTAGCACATAATCATTTCTTTTCAAAAAATAATACTAGTAGAGATCATTTTTATTCTATATGTAAAGAATGTAGAAATAAAAAGAATAAGGGTGCTATAAAAATTCAAAAGAAAGGATGATGTGAATGGCTCAACAATATTGTAGTAAATGTCGAAAGACAATGGCAGATACTAATTTCTATACCTACAAAGATGGAACAAAATGTGAGTTATGTAAAAGTTGTTTAACTATGCACATAAATAATTTTGATCCAGAAACTTTTTTATGGTTATTAGAAAAATTTGATGTTCCATACATAGAAGAAGAATGGAATGTCTTACGAGACAGAGCTTACGCTAAAGATCCATACAAGATGAATGGAATGTCTGTATTTGGTCGATATCTTTCCAAAATGAAATTAAGACAATGGAAAAATTATACTTGGGCAGATACAGAAAGATTAAAATTAGAAGCAGAAGAGAAAGCTAAATTATATGGGCAACCAGCAGAGCAATTAGAAAAACAGCTCGAAGAAATGAAAGAAGCTTATGAAAGAGGGGAGATTTCTGCTGCTCAGTATGAGACGTACAAAGAAATCAACGCTCCAGAGCATGTCCCCACACCCCCGCCACCAAAGAAGGCGGAAGATGCTTCTTCCAATGGTTTTAATTATCCAGATAATAGTAATTTTGAAGAAGTTGTATTAGTTGATGTAGGAGCTGATTTAACAGAAGAAGATAAAATCTATTTAGCAACTAAATGGGGCAGATTATATAGAGCTGACGAATGGGTTGCTCTTGAAAAATTATATATGGAATTTATGTATTCTTTTGATATTCAAGGAGCTGCTCGTTTAGATACTTTGAAAAAAATTTGTAAAACATCTTTAAAAATGGATCAAGCTATTGATTGTGGAGATGTAGATACTTATCAAAAACTATCAAGAGTTTATGATGCTTTGATGAAATCAGCTAAATTTACCGAAGCACAAAACAAAGAAGGAAAAAGTGATTTTGTAGATTCAGTTGGTGAATTAGTTGCCTATTGTGAAAAAAATGGTGGACAAATTCCTAAATATGAAATCAAAGTTCCTTATGATATAGTTGATAAAATTATTGATGATTTAAAGCAGTATAATAAATCATTAATTTATGAGGATAAGTCATTAGCAGATGAAATTGAACAATATTTAAAGAATAAAGCTGCGGCAGACCAAATGAAAAAGGATAGGGAAGAAGCTAAGAAACAAGGATTGGATCAAGTAGAGTTAACTGATCAGGATTATATAGATTTTCAAGAGGCTATTGAAGAAGATAGAGAGAAAGATAGAGAATTATATAAACAAGAATATGAGGAGGATTAATCTATGAGTTTACAAAGTTTATTGGATTTATCTGAATCAAGAAGCAATTCAAAACAAGGTTTATCAGAAGAAAGATTAAAAGAACAAGTCCCTCATTTAAGAAAATTAATTTCTTTTTATAGAGAATATCCAGATTATCTAGTTGATTTTATGAAAGGTCCAGATTCGACCTTTCATTTTTATTTTTATCAAAGAATATTTTTAAGAGTTGTAATGAGACATAGATATGTTTATGCAACTTTCCCCCGTGCTTATAGTAAATCATTCTTATCTATGATGGTATTAATGTTACGTTGTATTCTTTATCCGAATAGTCATTTATTTGTTACTACTGGTGGTAAAGAGCAGGCGGCAAGTATTACTATTGCAAAAATAGAAGAAATTTGTAAATTAATACCAGAGTTAAATAATGAAATAAATTGGGAACGTGGAATATCTAAAAAGTCTAAAGATGATGTAAAATATGTTTTTAAAAATGGCTCAAGTATAGATATTCTTGCGGCAAGGCAATCCTCAAGAGGTCAGCGTAGAACCGGTGGACTAATGGAGGAATGTGTTCTTATAGATGGAGATATTCTGAATGAAGTTATTATTCCTACTACTAACGTAGATAGACTACTTCCTGATGGTACTCGTCATAAAGAAGAAAATGTTAATAAAAGTCAAATATATATTACTACTGCGGGCTGGAAAAATTCCTTTGCATATGACAAATTGATCGAGCTCCTAGTTCAAAGTATTATTGACCCAAGTGAGGTTATGATTATAGGAGGAACTTATGAAACTCCTGTAACAGAAGGATTATTAGATGAAGATTTCGTAGATCAATTAAAAATACAAGGAACTTATAATGACGAATCATTTGATCGTGAGTACAGATCTATTTGGTCTGGTTCAGTAGAAAACGCTTTTTATTCAGCAGAAAAATTTGATAAACATAGGGTGTTATTACAACCAGAGTATGAATATAGCGGAAGATCTTCTAAAAATGCTTATTATGTAATAGGTGTGGATGTAGGTCGTATCGGATGTACAACAGAGGCTATGGTAATAAAATCTACCCCCCAACCGCAAGGAGCTAATTTAAAAACACTTGTTAATATATATACGTATGAAGCGGAAGATTTTGAAGTTCAGGCTATTAATTTAAAAAAATTATATTATAAATATAAAGCAAGAATATTATCTATTGATGCGAATGGTTTAGGTGTAGGATTGATAGATTTTATGACTAAAGCACAAGTTGATCCAGAGACAGGAGATAATCTACCCGCCTTTGGAGTAGAAGGCGGAACCGCAGAAGATACTTTAAGTCTTTATAAAAAGATAAAAGGCCCTGATGTAGAAGAAAATGCTATGTATTTAATGAAAGCCAATGCTCCTATTAATACAGAAGCTTTTTCCTATGCTCAAACACAAATGTCTAGCGGCAGAGTGAAATTTTTAATTGATGAGCAAGCTGCTAAAACAAAATTAATGTCTACTAAAAAAGGACAAAATTATAGTTCAGATGAGAGAAATAGTTATTTAGAGCCTTTTGTTCAAACTTCTATTCTTAGAGAGCAAATGTTAAATTTGGTAGAAGAAAATGAAGGAGTTAATATTATTTTGAAACAAAGTAATAAAAGTATTAAAAAGGATAAATTTTCTGCTTTTGTTTATGGATTATATTATATCAAAAAAGAAGAAGATCTTTCTAGGAAAAGGAAAAAACGAGATATAAGTAAAATGTTATTTTTTACTTAAAAAAACGGACAAAGAAAATTAAATGATAAAGAATTGAAATAATATATTTTAGTAAAGGAAGAATAGAAAATGAAATCAAGTCGTGGTGAAATAAAAATATGTGATATTTTAGATGCTGCTGGTTTAGTCTATAAAGAAGAGTATAGTTTTCCAGATTTGGTATCTTCTTCTGGTCGTCCATTGAGATTTGATTTTGCTGTCTTTGATGATGAAGGTAATCTTGATTTTTTGATAGAATATCAAGGTATTCAACATTATGAAGCAAAATCAAAATTTGGTGGTGCAAAAGGTCTTTATCGACAAAAATATAATGATCAACAGAAAAGAAACTATTGTTTATTACATGGAATTAAATTAATAGCTATTCCATATTGGGATGAAGGTATTCTTGATTATGATTATATAATGAAAGCAGCATATGATTGGTAAAATCAAATGAAAGAGGAGGTGTCTCTAGTTGCGTAATAGAAAAGAAGAAATAAAATCTAAAGGATTTAATATAGCTACTTATGATAGAGATGCAAACCAAATTCAACAAAATGGTTATCGCCCTCCAATAGATTTTAATAAAATTAGAATGGGTGCTAAAACGCTTGATGACGCAATTTTTCATTTAGGTGATTTGCGGAAAGCGAATCCTATGCTAGCTGATAAAGGAACTGTATTAAGAGCCATAGATACCAGTGATATCAGGGCTATGAGAGAGATATCTGAATATTTTTATAAGATTAGCGGAATATATGCAAGAATATTGAGATATATGGCTTTTATGTATCGTTATGATTGGATACTAACTCCTTATGTGAAAGATGAAAAAATAAAGAAAGAAAAAATTACAACTAATTTTTATAAAGGTTTGGATATATTAGATAATTTTGGAGTTAAAAAGAATTTAGGAGAAATAGCTTTAGAAGTATTAAAATATGGTGCATATTATGGTTATAAAGTTCCTACTAGTGATGGAATAGTTTTACAGCAGCTACCTGTAAATTATTGTCGAAGTCGTTTTTATAAGGGAAATAAGCCTGCTGTTGAATTTAATATGAAATATTTTGATGAAGCTTTTAGAAATACAGAACAGAGAATAAAAATTTTAAAATTGTTTCCTAAAGAATTTAAAAAAGGATATGAATTATATAAGACTGGTAAATTACCGCCTGAGTTCCAAGGTGATACAAGCGGATGGTATTTATTAGATCCAAATATGACTATTAAATTTACTCAAAATGGAGAAGATTATCCTGCATTTATTTCTGTGATTCCTTTAATTCTTGATCTTGATGAAGCTCAGGCTTTAGATAGAAAAAGAACTTTGCAAAGACTATTAAAAATAGTCATTCAAAAAATGCCTTTTGATAAAAATGGGGAGTTAATTTTTGATGTAGATGAAGCACAACAATTACATAATAATGCAGTACAAATGCTTAGTAAAGCTATTGGTATTGATGTTTTAACTACTTTTGCGGATGTGTCTGTTGAGGATATGGTTGATAATCAAGCCACCGCGCAGTCTGATGATTTAGCAAGAGTAGAAAGACAGTTGTTTAATGAGGCGGGCGTGTCTCAAATGCAATTTAATACTGATGGAAATATTGCTTTAGAAAAATCTATATTAAATGATGAATCAACAATGTATAATTTGATTCTTCAATTTGAAAACTTTTTAAATGATTTAGTGAGTCATCTTAATAATAATAAAGTTAGATATAGAGTTCAAATTTT